GCTCGTGATTTCAGAAGGACACAACATAACCTGTGTGGTTTAAGCAAATAGTATAATTATTATTAAATTATTTTTTATTATATTTTATATATATTAGAATATGAGCACAATCTTTGAGCAAATAGAAAGAGAATTTATAGCAAACCAAGCGAAGTGGGATAAACGACAACAGCTTCATCTACCATTAATAGATGCTTTATGTCGTGCAAATGACCCCTATGAAATTAGGGCTCAATTACCTGGTGCGAATGGTGTCGCATCCCTCGGATTAGAAAATAGTCAGGCAAGTGAATTACCAGAACCCTTTATTAGATGCAGGACTGGTTTTATGGAAGAGAGTAGTCGTTTTAACTATGGTATAGATATGGCGATTAACAAAAGGAAAATAGATGTGTCAGGGCAGTTAATTCCGAATGAAGAGCTCCGCTCTATGCCCCAACGAGGCGTACAAATACACGCATACCAAACCACCCGTGTTCTTCCGTATAAGACTAACATCGCTAAACTCGCAGAAGAATTATCAAATACAATAGTAGATAATCGGTTTAATGTAAAAGATGTATCATCAAGTGCAAGATATAAAATTAATAGACCGAACTTCAATTATCGTTCGTTCTATCAAACAGATAAAAATAAAGCAATATATCAAACACCACCCGGAGATATGCAACCTGCTCCTTATATTAAAACAGACCCCGGCACATTCCCTTAAAATAATTTTCTCATATATAAATAAGAACTGATATAAAATGAATAGTAAATTAATGAGTGCTGATGAGAAAAGAAATAGAAAGAATGAGTTGGCGAGGATTAGACGGGCAAATGGAAAAAACTCTGTAACGGATACAGAAATGCCTGAACCTAATAGTGTCCCTGAACCGGAACCGGAATTTCTCCCAACCGCGGTACCAACTGCAACACCAACAATGACACCAACGGCGTTACCAGCAACAAGTACACCTACACCAACTCCATTACCTGCAACAGCAACACCAACACCAGGACCAGCAACCGCAACACCGGTACCAACTGCAACTCCAAGTGCATATTCATATAACTATTCAATTAGTGCTATAGATATTGCGGCAGCAACGGGTAATACATTGACATCTAATAATAATGCAGTATTTGCAATTACAACACAAGATGAAACAGGTAATCCAGCAACACGTAAATTTACATCACCTGGGTCATCTTTTATTCATTGGATATGTTCAGCGGCAGGAGTAACACCATCATTTGGATATTATAAAGATAATGTATTTGTAACCTCAGGTTTATTAAGTACTCAAACACGAGCAGGAGCTTGTTAAGAACAAAAAATACTTTAAAAATAATTTAACCCAGATTTCACAGTCTGGGTTTTTTTATGTATATTATAACATAAATGATTATTAAAATTTAAATCAAAATCACATGTCTACATTTGACGCAGTACTAGCACAGTACGAGAAAAACAAAAACGCCACAGGTGGCAACAACAACAAGATATCCTCAGAGGATAGATTAAAACGTTATTTCACAACCGTTTTACAAAAAGGTTCTAAAGGTGAAGAAAGACGTATCCGTATTTTACCTACAAAAGATGGTTCTTCACCATTCGTAGAGGTAAAATTCCACGAAGTTCAAGTGGACGGAAAATGGGTTAAATTATATGACCCAGCACAAGAAGGAAAACGTTCTCCATTAAATGAGGTTTACGAAGGATTAATGATGAGTGGTGTGGATTCTGACAAAGAATTAGCACGTAACTATCGTTCTCGTAAGTTTTATATCGTTAAAGTGATCGATCGTGATCATGAAGCCGATGGAGTTAAATTTTGGAGATTTAAACATAATCACAAAGGTGATGGTGTTATTGATAAAATCTTCCCAATCTTTCGTAATAAAGGAGATGTTACCAATCCTGAAACAGGTCGTGACTTGATCTTGTCTTTAGCTTTAACAAAAGCAGGTACAGGTAAAGAGTACACAGTTATCAATTCAGTATTAAATGATGACCCAAGTCCATTACACACTGACGCAAACGTTGCAAAAACGTGGTTAGATGATGAGTTAACTTGGTCTGATGTTTACTCTAAAAAAGGTGAAGATTATTTGGAAATGGTTGCAAGAGGTGAGGTTCCACGTTGGGACACCGCAAGTAGCAAATGGGTTTCTAATTTAACAACAGAAGAAACTATCGGAGCACCTAAATCCTCAACTCCTGTTGTAGATCCTCAAGATGATGCTGATGTAGATGGCGACTTGCCATTTTAATTAATAATGGAGGGGTGGAGATAACGTCAGAAACCCCATTTTTAAAAACAAATTATGGCAGGTATTAAAAAAACAGACTTTTCGGCAATTAAGAAGAAATTCTCTAAAGAGGCCGAGTATAAACCAGATCGTTTCTTCGATTTAGGTAATGCTTTCTTGGATGCGTGTGGTATTCCAGGTCCTGCAATGGGACATATTAATATGTTATTAGGACATAGTGATACGGGTAAAACTACGGCACTTGTAAAAGCTGCGGTTGATGCGCAAAAGAAAGGAGTAGTTCCTGTATTTGTTATCACCGAACAAAAATGGAGTTGGGATCATGCGGAATTAATGGGATTTAATAAAGACGGAGATTATCTTTTTAATAGTGATTTTGAATATATCGAACAAATTACAGAATATATCAATGAACTATTAGACGCACAAGAGAAAGGAGATTTACCTCACGATTTATTAATCTTATGGGATTCAGTAGGTTCAGTTCCATGTAAAATGACTTACGATGGTAAAGGTGGTAAACAACACAATGCATCAGTTTTAGCTGACAAAATAGGTATGGGTATCAACCAACGTATTTCAGGTTCAAGAAGAACAGATAAACCTTATACAAACACATTAATTATTGTTAACCAACCTTGGGTAGAATTACCTGACAATCCTTTCGGACAACCGAAGATTAAAGCAAAAGGTGGTGAAGCAATTTGGTTAAACTCAAGTATCGTATTCTTATTTGGTAATCAAAAAGGAGCGGGAACAACAAAAATCTCAATCACAAAAGATAAGAGAAAAGTTAAAATAGCAACAAGAACAAAAATATCAATTATGAAAAACCACATCAATGGTTTGGGATATGAAGATGGACGTATCTTGGTTACATCACACGGATTTATGCCAGGTAGAGAAGATTCTGAAGAGAAGAAATCTATTGAGGATTATAAAAAAGAAAGTGGTGATTACATCAGTAAGATGTTAGGTGTTAATGTTACAGACATCGCAGACGTAGAAGTTGTAACAGAAGATAGTGATCTTTAAATTTAACAAATGTCGGTTTTACTTGTTGATGGGGATAACCTATTAACTATTGGTTATTACGGAGCGAAGAATGTGTTTTACAAGGGAACTCACATCGGTGGTATCTACCACTTTCTAAACACCCTAAGAAGATCTTTTGAGGAATACCAATTAGACAAAATTGTTGTTTTTTGGGATGGTCAAGAAGGATCACAAAGTAGAAGAAGAATTTATTCTCACTACAAGGAAAATAGAAGACAAAGAGTTAGAACTGAAGAGGACTTACAATCTTACTTATATCAGAGAGATAGAATCAAACAATATCTTGAAGAGTTATATGTGAGACAAGGGGAATTTGAGTATTGTGAGACTGATGACAACATCGCTTACTATACTCAAAACTCACCCGACGAAAAAAAAATTATTTATTCATCAGACGGGGACTTAACTCAACTCGTTTCAGAAAACACACAAGTTTACAATCCTTCACACAGGAAATTATATTCACAGAATGATATAATCGTTTACGAACACGAAGAAATCCTCATAGAGAATGTTCGTTTGGTTAAAATGATATGTGGAGACTCATCAGATAACATAGCAGGAATAAGAGGAATGGGATTAAAAAGATTATTGTCTTTGGTCCCTGAACTAAAAAATCAACCAATTACAGTTGATCAGGTTAAAGATAGATGTAACCAATTATTTGAACAAGACAAACACAATAAGTTAATCGCTAACTTATTGACTGGTGTAACAAAACACGGTGTACTTGGTGAGGAATTCTTCGACGTAAACAATAGAATTGTAAGTTTGGACGAACCGTTTTTAACGGATGAAGCAAAAGAGGTTATTAACCTATTGATAAATGAATCATTAGACCAAGAAGGAAGATCATATAAAAATGCAATGAAGATGATGCAAGAAGACGGTCTCTTCAATGTCTTACCAAAATCGGAAGACGCTTGGATAAATTTTTTAAACCCTTTTCTTCGATTAACAAGAAAAGAAAAAAATATTAACAACAATATAAAAAAAACAATTAAAGTAAGACCCTATGAGTAGAGATTACCAAAACCAAGACAACATAACAAAATTTGAATTTTTGTTGTCATTAGATGGACATATCGTATGTCAAAGATTTTTTAATGTTAGAGATCATGTTGACCAATCAACACGTTCCCTTGACCTTCACTATTATGTAAAAAATATTTGTGAAGATTTTATGGAAGATTTGAAAATAAAAAGTTCCAATTATCTATGTGAGAATCAAAACTATATCCTCAATTCGGAGGTTGTGGATGAGACGGCAACTTCAGAAAAAGAGCATTTTTTATTAGAAATTAAGCTAGGTGACGACGTATTTATTCAAAGACTATTCCCCGCATATCTTTACCATCCAAAGGCAAGATACACGGTTGATATCCGTCCAAGATTGAAGAGAATTTTGTCAGATTTGACAGACATTTTGTCTTCAGAGGAATTGGAGACAAATTATTTAGGATACGAATTATAAGAAAAAACAATATATAATAAACACTATGGAAGAAAGGAATTTTGGGTATTTGGGATTTTCGTTTCAACAGTCCCTTATCAAAGCAATTATTGAAGATAAGAAGTACGGAGAAACAATTATTGATGTATTAGAGAGTAAGTTTTTTGATAATAACTCATTTAGATTTATTATGGAAAACACAAAGGAGTTGTATAAAAATTACAACAAAATCCCTGATTACAATACATTGGCACAGAAAATCATGGCTGAAGGTGGTAACAAAGATTCCTCTAAAATTCATGTAGATACATTAGAAGCAATTAAAAATAATGAATCTCAAATTGAGTATGTAAAAGATACGGCACTTAATTTCTGTAAACAACAAAACTTAAAAAGAGAATTAAAAAGTGTACAGAATATTATTGAAAGTGGTGAATTTGAGGCGTATAATAAAATTGAACAAATCATTCAAAAAGCACTACAAGTTGGTATTTCCAATGATGAGGCAACGGATGTATTTCACGATATTGATGGAGCGTTAGAAAAGGACTTTAGACATCCATTACCGACAGGTATTGTTGGAATCGACAACTTACTTAAGGGTGGGTTAGGGATTGGAGAATTGGGGGTTGTATTAGCACCTACGGGTACTGGTAAAACTACCTTACTTACAAAGTTCGCTAACACCGCATATAACTTAGGTTATAACGTTGTACAAATTTTCTTTGAGGACAATCCAGGTAATATTAAAAGAAAACACTATACAATTTGGAC